TACTTCAACAGGTTTTTTCTTTTCTTCACTCACAATCTTTCTCTCCAGCACAATCTTCCGGGAAGCAATGCGCCATCATCTGATAGTACTTGTTCTTGTAGGACGCTTTCCACATATCTTCGTCAATAAGATAAACGCATTGCTCCTCTGTCATTACTTGCTGCAATACTATCTGGTTTCCAATATAATCCCATTCTGCGCCCGTGTGGCCCCACATACTTATTACCAGTAGGAACCCCTTTTCCATCCTTAGTACAACTCCTGATTTTCACTTACTTTTACCGGTTTACAGTATGCCGTAGCCTTATGTTCTGAGGGAACTCCGCTATAATGTTGGTAATTCCCATACCTTTTTGTTACCTGAGAAGCAAAAAAATTGCAATCCGTTACTGATCTGAAGTACATGTCTTGGCTCTGTACCTCTCCGCCTAGCACCAAAACAAGCAAAAAAGCGTGTGTCACTTTCGATTCATCCAAGCGGTGGTGCCCATATACGCCCCAACAATGCCCGCTCCAGAAATGTAAAATAAATTACTTATGTCACTAAGAGCCGCTAACCGATCAAGTGGGATGAAAAACATCGCTAATGTAAAAGCACCCATAGCAATTAAGGTAACCCGCGCCATACGCAACTGAGCCAGATGCTTACGCAAATCACGCTCAGTTTCCCTGATCTCCTTGGCATGTTCTAACTCTTCGTCGGTTATCTCCCCATCGCCGTCTAAATCATATTTAGCGTACTCCGTATTAGCTTGAAACTTTTTACTCATTTTTGAGACTCCTTTAAAAGGACGACAAATAAAACTAAGGCTCCTATACCTACGCTTAACATTACAATCCAAGCAACCGCCTCAACAAATTTCTGGCGACGCTCCCGCTGACGATACAAAGTCTCCTGACGTTTTTTACGGATTTGACCTTCCATACGTATTAACTCATCCCACTTAGCCGCACCCAGAGTCAGACTAATCCATTGCTGAAGCTCTTTTCTCTGAGTTTCAGCTTTCTGTTTAGCCGCAAAAGCCTCAATAGCTTCCTGCTCAACGCTTTTGCTGCTAAGAAGTTTCTTAAATATAGGAGGGTTTTTTGCTTCTTTGTTGGCCTGCTCAATGTCAGAAAGAGCGCCCATCCATCTGGATAGGTCACCCGCCATTGACTCAAGGTCCCGACCAATAGCAAAACCTTTTTTAAGTGCGCCAAAAGCGGCAGAAGCTGCCGCTAATGCAGATAATGGTTCCATAAATAATTCCCGTATTTATCTATGTTATTAAGCCCCCGAGTAGTACCTTTAACTACAGCCGTTATAGCCCCCACCTTTTACAGCAGCACCCATACCACGAGCCGTCATCCGGCTCATGCTAGTCGGAACCTTTACGTCCGCGGTCTTACCATAAGGAATACGGCCCTGACCCTTGATGTCAGCAAAAGTGTCCGCTTTCTGCGCCGCCCCCGGCTTATTTGTTACAATCTTTACTGCGCTTTTCATTTTATTGCCCTCTCTGCTTAAGCATTTCACGTTCCATAGCAGACTGAATACGCTTGTCCGTCTGCCGCTCTTGTGCCGCAAGCCGCTGCTGGAACTGATCCGCCCGCAACCGTTGGTTCTGTGCATCCAAGTTAAGCTTCGCCTGATCTACCTGAGCGTCGGCCTGCTCGGCCTGTGCCTTAATCTGTAGCTCCTGCTCTTTAAGCTGTACCAAAGGATCAGGGCCTTGGCCCGATACCTGCTGAGACATCTGCTTAACCATCTGCATACCTTGCGCTACAAACTGCGCGGTAAGACCCTCAACAGCCAGCATCTCCTCCTCGTTAGCCGCCTCACCCCCAGCCGCTTGGCGCTGCTGAATAAACTGAATAGCGGCTTGCTCTCTAGCGGCAATCTTTACATGCTCCATAATATGCTTCTGTAACTCCATTGCCAACGCAGGCATTGAACCTACAAGAGGCGTAGAACCAAAAACAAGGTGCGCCATGATGTGCGACTCATGCTCCTGCCCTTCAAAAGCTTTAAGAGGCACCATGTCCATAACGTCTATGTTTTCCTGTGCGGGATCCTTTGGCTCCGGCTCTTCGTCCGGAATACGCTTCATAATCCGGTCCACGTCCCGTACACCAAGCGCGTCGTACATGTCCCGATACACCTCATACATGTTGTGTAACTCAGGTGCCGCACCAGCTAACTGCAACTTCGTCTGGGCTAGTGCAATACGCTGCGCCTGACTAAACACGTTCGGGTCAGAAACAGGCATCACATCTACACGGTCGTCAAAGTCTGACCGCATCACAGTAGCGTCCGAACCCTCTACAGAATACGGATACTCCTGCGGTAAACTCTCACTCATCACACGAGATAAAATCTTAAATTCCTGCTTCATGCCGTAATGAAGCCGCTTATGAACCGCACTCATCACACGAGAGCCTTGCTCCAACATCGCAATGGTCGTCCCTACCGCCGCATTCTGGTTCCCATCACCAACCTTCATATCAGTAATGGTCGCGAACCGCTGACCGGCATCAACAACAAAGCCCAATAACGCAAATAACGTCTGGTCAGGACCCTTGAACGGCAACGGCATCAGGCTGTCACGAATAGCCCCTCCGGGAGCGTCCACATCTCTGAACTCTCCGGGCTGAAGCGGGTCATCATCGTCCCTGATCCGTAGTCCGCGGGCCTTGAAACCCGCTGGGAGATTAGACAACGTACCAGCGTCGATTAACTGCCTCAGTGCCGCCGTGGCGGTGCGTGACAAGCCGCCAATGGTGTGAATAAGACCTAAACCATAGAAACCAAAGCCCGGAAGGAACTTGAAATGCACAAAATACTGGATTTTGCGCTTTAATTCGTCTTCTTCACGGTAATTACGGCGAATTGACAATATCTGCCCGTTGTCCTGACTAATTGTCACAACATATGGTATCTTAATACCGGTCGGTTCACCCTCTTCGTCCGTCTCTTCATAACCCTCAAGGTCTAAATCAACGTGACACTCCAAAATAGTGCAGTCATAATCAATTTGCGTGGCTCTAGTACCGTCAATACGGTCTATTTCATCGCCAACAGAGTCATCTTCACCCTGCGCCGGGATGACCGGCACGTCCAAATAGAAGCCAGACACCTGTTTTTTCCGCAAATCGTTCAAAGACATGCGAATAGACTGCGTAATGTTGGGACAAGTGTCTAAATCAGACGTCTCATAAGGAACAACAAGGTGCTCGGCAGGAATAAACTTGCTTACAGCACGTCCTAACGTCTCATCATAGTAAACTTTCTTAAATGTACTGCCCGCTAACGGTAAATAAAACAGCATCTGATCCATGTCAGGCGTGTAATCTTCCATTACACTCGTAACATAGTAATTCATGAACTGCCTTACGCGCTGCGACTGGGCCTGCTTTTCTCTTGTTTCGCTTCCCATAATAGTAGTTCGCACGGGGCCGCTGGCAGGCAACAACTCATTGAACGCCTGCGCCTGAAACTGCGTAGCCGCCTCGGCCAACAACGGGTGCGTAACCCCAGAAGCCCCTCTAAAAGGCTGGGTCCTCTCCTCGTAGTTGAACCCAAGCAGTTCAAGACCGTTTGCATAAGCATCTTCCCAATCCTGCCTTCCTGCTTTGTTAGCGTCGTACTCTCCCAATAACTCACCGGCAATGCGACCAAGCTCACGGTCCGGCATCTCTTCGGCCAAGTTCATGTAGAAATCACCGCTCTCCCCGCGCTGGTCCTGCGGATCAAAATCAATGGTTACACCACCGTCCTCGTCCGGGATCATCTCAATGTCCATGCCCTCGGCCATACCCTCAAAAGCAACGACGTTGTCGTCCATGCTGCCCGGAACCTCAAGCTCTACTTCAGCAGCTAAGTCTTCCATATCAAGCTGCGACGGAACATTGTTGTCCATTAAACCGCCAATTGGTTTACGTGCCATTCGTTATCTCCTCTAAGCCTAACTTATCATAGACCGGTTCATATTCCTAGCTATTGGTGCAAGCGACGCCACGCCCCGTGGGCCGCGGTTCATGTTACGCGCTACGTCGGCCAAGGTTATTACGCCGCCTTCTGCTTTTTTAGCTACACCGGGGACGATGTTCTCTACGTCAAACACGGCATAGTTCTTACCAGCCATTTCATATGTGGTAAAACCGTCAAAACCTTGCGATCTGACCCAGTCTACTACTCCCGAATCCTCTATGGTTTCATAGTTACCAGCCTCAATCGCCCCAACAAAATCACGTTGTTCTCTTGAGGCAAAGTCATCTAACTCAACTTTATTGCCTTTATAGAAATCGCTTTCCCTAAGTTGTTTTAAGTGATTTGGGTTATCTACGTCAAAAAAATTTACGTCTTTAAGATATACCGGTCGCGTATTGGGACTGTCTCCGTCCGAGGCTATGGAATAGAAATCTGACGTAGCAGGACTGTCTGCTACAAAAGTATACGGGGCATCCGGGTCAAACTCTTTATACGCTGTACCTGTACCGTGATAAAAGCGTTGCGGTTTGTCGCCGCCTAACAGCCCGGTTGATTTAGGGGCGTCAGTCAAAGACGCTTGTAATTTTGGACCTGATCCAAACTGTTCTGGGTAAACCTCCTCATAACCAACATCGCCATACTCAAGCTCTTCTCTAATGGCGTCTTCTAAAACGTCCACAGCGTCCCTTTCGTTTTCGGTCATGTCAGTATCGGCGGCCTCTCTTTTACGAGTGGCAAGGGGTGTTTCTTTTTTTAACTCCGGGTTTAAAAATCTTTGTTGAACAATCCGTGCTTCTACCTCCCCGTATAGCGCCTCATAGGCATCTATGGATCTTGCCATCACGTAGTCGCTATCACCCTCTACTCCCAGACGGTCTTTTACCTCGTCATAAATACTCCGAAACTCGCCTCCACCGGGGGTGTGCTCAATCGCTTGAACAGCATGTTGTATCTCATGCAATAAAGAAGATTGAAAATCACGCGCACTTGTAGCTTGCGCCATAGCTATGGTCGGCTGCCCACGAATCCCATTATGCAAGTAAAAACCGCCAAGCTGCTTAGTTTTTCCGCCCACCTCTATATCAGGAGTTTCCACACCTACTACGTAAACATCTCTAAGCTGGGGGTATTCCTTAAACAACTCTGGAAAATCAAACATCTCTGACAGCAAGGGCGCACGACCATAATCTTTTTTCCCATCTGCAAACCTTGCAGCTTCCGGCATGTCGTTTATAAATAGATCTTCTGCGTCCGGATCATACTCATATCTTTGAACGTCCGGTTTAAAACCAAACGAATTTTCGTCTTTAGAGTATAAGAAATCGCCTGTGTATTTGCTTGTCGGAGAGCTTGTATCACCTGTTTTTAACGTAGATTTCTCAGTGTTAGGTATCTCATGCCGAAAAGCAGAACTATCCCTACCTAAAAAATCGCTATCAAAATATACCTGTGTCGCCCGAAATACTTCATCCTCCGACTTCCCCATCTTGCGAAGCTCTTTAGCCATGTTTTCCCGCGAAGCTCCGGAGGCCGAATTACGGCCTCCCATAATAGCTAAAACGGGTCCGCCTCCAAACTTGTCCGCGGTCCGTGCTATACTAACCGCGGTGCCCGCCGCCACTGTGGCCGGTACGCCAAAAGGATCAAACCGTTCAATCTCTCCTGTTTCAGGGTTAAATGTCTCGCCACCAGCTAGTGCGGTGCGAAGCTGACGGGCCGGATATTCCTTTAATTCTGTACCGACAGCAGAAGCAATACCACCCGCCGTCTCTGCCGGGTCAGCCATAAACTGTTTAAAAAAATCAATGCCGCCGGTAATAATCGGAGGGACCGCGAACTGCGGGTCAGAGACTTTCATCGGAGTCTCTGAATAAATTACGCCGCCATCTACATCTTGCGTGTTCACAGAATAGGGCTGATCCACTTGATACGACATAGGCACAAGAGGTGAAATTATTTGAGATATAAGGGGAGACGTAGGGTCTACCGGCAATCCTGTTTTTCTATCAGACAACTTCCCGCCCCAAGATCCGTGACATCTGATCCATCACCTTCGGATCAAAATTTTGTGGAGAAGAACCGGCCATCTTCATTAACTTGCTATCCCTAGCCTCTAGGTTAACCATCTGACCGAACTGAAAGCCACGCTTCTTTTCAAAGTTCTGCTTGTCTATAGGACGAATCTTGAACTGCTCCGGAGCCAAATCCTTGTATATGTCAAAACCCTCTATGCCCGGATATTGCGGAATAGGCTGCATTGTGTCGGGCCCCGTTGTGTCCCTGTCCTTACCCAAGTTAGCCATTATGCCTAGATTACCAAACTTATCCGTCTCTCTGTATTCTTGAAAACTAGGGTACGTGGGCCGTGCTCTGCCCTCTAAGTCAAACGATTGAATGCCCTGATCCGTGAGCGGCGGTGCAAACTGGTCGCTGTCTTCAAAAAGATCAAAGCGCCGCGGGTCTTCTGTCTCAAAATTATACTCAGGGCCAAGATAATACGGATCAGTGGTCTGCTGACCCTCCTGATACACACGGCCCGGAAACTCCGCTACATAATCACGGTCCCCGGGTTGAAGCGGGACCGCAAACATATCATTCATAGACAGGCCGCCCATGTCAACATAACCCGCCCCAAGATCCACTACACTGTCTGCCATTAGTAATACGCCCTAACTCTTACGTTGGTGTCTTCTTCGCCCCAATCATCAGAAGGTAACTGAACAAAATTTCCCTGACGATACCTCATCAATGCCTGTGTCATACTATCTACCAAATCATCGTACTCCCCATTAGGAAACGCAGCCACCTCTTCAATAAGCTCATCAGCAAAAGTGGTGTCGGGGGCCCAGACCATACCCGCCTCAAAAAGAGGCGATACCGAATGAACTCGCGTTATCTTATCATTTCCCTTGCTCGGCGTAAAGTTAACAACGGGTATGCCCATGTTCCGTAGTTCGTGAGTCAAGGGGGTCCCTGACGCCTTAGCCTCAATGATGACGGTGTCGGGGTCCCAGTAATGATATTGCTCTAACGCCTGCTCCTTCAATTCCGGGAAATCCCACCGGCCCTTCTGACTGTCCAAAAGAATTAACGCCGGGGGACCCCCAGACTCTTCCGGACGAAACACGCCCCACGTCGTAATGGCAGAATAGTCCGCCGTCTCCCGCTTACTAAACGCCGTATCATAACTCTGGATCACAAACTCAAGATTGGGAACCTTCTCCGGCTCCCACCTGTTCCACCACTCACGACGAATAATCGCATTCTCTTCACCCGTCGGATTCTGCTGATACTGAGCATTCCACTTGCTCGGCGGAATAGAGGCTTTGACCGCGGTCAAATCTTCCAAAGACCAAAACTCGGGCCAACACGGCTTGTCATCATTAAAAATAGCAGGAAGCTCCACAACTTCCCACTGATCGGCTAACGGATCTTTAGCCATCGCCCTCAAAAGCTGACCCGTCATATCCTTCTCAGACCACCGAGTCTGTACTAAAACAATCGACCCACCCGGCTGGAGCCTCTGCCGGGGGCCCCCTGTGTACCAATCCCACGCATCGTCAAATCCGTTCGCGGACATCGCTGTCTGCTCCGAATGTGGATCATCAATGATTACCAAGTCACCACCACGCCCGGCAAGGTTCGATCCCACGCCGACGGCATAGTACATCCCCCCAGCAGCAGTGTCCCAACGACCAGAAGCTTTACTATCAGAAGCCAGTTTAACATCAGGAAATACCTCTCTGTACTCGTCACTGTCTAAAAGATTTTTTGTCTTACGGCCAAAGTTAACCGCAAGCTCTGTTGTGTGCGTGGCCTGAATGATCTTCATTCGCGGGTTTTTGCCCATCATCCAAGCCGGAAACAAGAAGGATGCAAACTCTGACTTCGTGTGTCTAGGGGCCATGTTAATAATTAAACGCTTTAACTCGCCCTTTGCTACCCGCTCTAACTTGTCAGCAATGATTTTATGATGCCGACCAGCAATGAACTCCGGCCACATAGATTTTACAAAAGGTAAAAACGTCTCTCTGCAAGCTTCATTCTTCTCGATTTGCGCGAGTCGCAGGCGAAGCTTTAACTCCTGATCAGAAACATCCATCGGGGGACCCTTAAATTGCATAAAATATGTGCACAAATATGCACATTTATTAGTCAGTTAACAAGCCTTCATATTTGCCTAATAAATAGGCAATGTTTCACGTGAAACATTCTATACCATTTTTCACATGAATATTTGAGAGAAACATGGCCCATGCTCCCGCAGGCCAGCGCGTGGGCGGCGGCGCGAAAATCGCGGATTTTTGGCGGATTTCCTAGGTTTTTGACCCGATATCTAAGGATCCTAGACGTTTATCACGGCCAGCCGGTCACCGGATCGTTGCCCGCTGCCGACGCGATTTGCCCGCCGGATCACGGCCAGCCGGTCACCGGATCGCGGTTGCCGGTTGTCGGATCACGGCCAACGGTTCGCGGGCTGGTATGTTTGGGGCATGGGGCGCGGGGCATGGCTCGGCTTAATTAACTCTTTTAATGCCGCAACGTCGGCCAGCTAGCGGGCATAAGAAAACCCGCCGGTATGTTACCACCGGCGGGCGCGTTGTTGGGGTTGTTGGGGCTTTATCAGGCCATGTATGAAATCACGACGATAAAGCCCATTATGATATAGACAATCAGCGATCCGATCAGGATATCGCGAACCGCCCTGATTAACTGGCCAGCCATTATTCAATGTCCATTGTTAAGGTTGCACCGGCTAAAACTTCTTTTATTGCGGCTTTCAAATCATCTGACCGGCTTTCATCGTCAAGCCCCTCAGGCAACCGTTCGTCGATCATATCGTCGATATCGCCCTGATAATTGTATATATCAAAATCGTTCATTGCATTTTCGACAGCATCACCAGCCGCGCTTTCAATCAACGCCGTTGCCTTATCCCCGATTAATGCCATGATCGCATCGCCTAGCTGGTCAAGTTGTTCGGCTTTCAAAGCATTAGCGCGACTAACACGAATTAAATTTTCTTCTACCTTCACAAGCTCGGCTTGCAATGCTTCGATTTCGGCGTCCTGTGGCTGGACAAGATCGGCTAGGTTCATGACGTCGTTTGCGTTTTGATTTTCCATTGTTTTACTCTTTCCCGTAGTTATGCGGCCAGCCGTTGCGGTGGCCGTCCCCGATAATATGGGGCAAATCGCATATAATGTAAAGCCCCATAAAAAAGCCCCGCTTTTTAGGGCGGGGCAATGGGGCAATGCGGGGCGGGTTATTCTTTCCCGATATCGCCAGCAATGTGATGGCGCAATACTGAGCGGGGCGGCAATGTTTTTGCAAAAGCCCGCAACCGTTGCGCGTCGGACAACCCGTCGTCGTCGGCTTTGCTGGTGGCGTTCCAATGCAAGGCAACATTGCCGCCGTCGGCATAACAGCCGCCAGCCTCTTGCGGGTCACCGGCTTTTTTCTTTCCGACGCCATGCGCGGTGAACAATACGAAAAAATCACGGTCTAAGCGGGCGCAAAGCGGGGCTTTATCCCCGCCGCAATTAACGCAACCGACGCCCGCCAAATATTCAGCGGGGCAGCGAACGCCCCGAACGCCGTCAATATTTGTGTTTTTTGCGTTCCCGTTCTTTTTCCAAAAATCGACGGGGACAACCGCCACCGCCGGTATGCCGGTTTCAACACAAGAAACAGCCGCGCTTAAATTTGGCGCGCTATAATTAATGACGGTTTTTTGCGGGTGTAGTTTATGCGCCCAATAAAGCGGGCTAAAATGGGAATAGGTTAAGGCATGGCCGCTGCGCGGCTTGCTATCCAGAACGGCGTCAAGATATTCGGCATCAACCGCCGACGGGGCGCAACCGCGCCCGCTGGCGTTCAACTCGCATTTGGCGGGGCAAGTATCATATTTATTGGCTTTGCCCGCCCGATATGTCACGGCGCAACCGGCTGTTTTATTTGCTTGTGAGAGCTTTACAGTTTTTAACATTGTTTTAAATCCCGTTAAAATTTCTAATCGTTCTTAAATATCCCATTTTGTCTTATATGTAAAGCGCAATAAAAAACCCCGCCGATCAGGGCGGGGCTGGTTTGTTTCTGTGCGGGCTAATTATGCGGCAATGGCGGCAACCCGTTGCCAGTCGGCGGGCTTCATATTGAGCAATTGCCCGCCCCGTTGTTGCCATAGGTCAACGTCGTCGGTGTCGGCTTTATGGCTAACGGCGGTCACCGCATTGATCAGGGTTGCACGGCTTAACGGCTGGCCTTGTTCATAACCGGCTTGGCCGATGGTATCAAGCAATCCATCAAGAACGCTGGACGTTTCTTTTTTGGTCAATTGCATAACTTTACCAAGCCCGCCGACGACGGCGGTTTTGTCGATTGCGTACCCGTCGATAGTATCAGCGGCGGCTTGTTTCATTTGCTCAATAACCTGATCGAATGCATCGCGGCTTGAATACACCCCGACAAGATCACGGATTTTTAATTCAAGCGCGTGATTATCAGCGTCTTTTGCCTGATCAGATAACAAACCCCAATCGTCGGTATCACGGGCGCTTGTGATATGGCTAGACCGTGTTTTGTTTTGGGTTTGCATTCCATTAAGACAAGCCAACGTCCAAGCGATTTGATAAACAGAAACAGACCCCGCGCCAACTTCGCTATTCTGCAAGCCGATGCCATTAGCCATCAAATCGTTCAAAGCAGGCTCACCAGTCTGAACAAGGGATTTAAGGCGCAAATATAACCGCTTGTCGGTCACGTCGGCATTTACCACCTGAAACGCGGCGGGGTTGTCCATTAATTGCGGCAATGCGGCTTCAAGCAAATTGACATTGTCGAACGTCTTGAACTTGTCCGAAACAAAAGCCCGCACCATGCCATTTGGATTTGCAGCGTCGTTCCACTGCGAGCGGGGCGGCTGGTTTACACCGACACCGCCAAACGTAAACGGCGCGGCTGTTTCGGCATGGCGTGTCCGAATCATGCGGGTGTCGTTGCTATCACGCCAAATTGCATTCAAAAGCCCGTCGAATTCGGCGGGATATCTGGCTTGCAACCGTCGCGCCGTGCGGGTTTCAATATCAGCATGGCTGGCAATCTGCCCAAATGATACGTCGTTAATGTCGAAAAACTGGGTTGGAACCCCGCCGGATTGCTCGACAACTATTTGCGGCTTGCCCGTGTCGGTGGTGGTTTTCTGCAAATCTTTCAGCGGTGCCAGATAATCAGCGTTCCGGCTGGCCTGATCCTGTACTTTAACCAAGAGATTTGCGAGCGAATTTTTGTTGTTTTCAATAGTGTTTGTCATTGTTTTACATCCCGTAAAAGTTAAAAAACCAGCAACATTGCTGCCGCTGGTGATTGTTGTCTCATAAAAGCCCATACTAGTCAAGCTTGAATTTTTATAAATTTCTATCGGCGTCGGCGTTTCACATATCGCGTTCGCTTTTGGGTGTGTTTTTCCCAGTCTTTACCGTAAAGCAATCGGCCAATAATACTGAATATAAACATTAAGCTTTTTTCCCTTCTTTATCATCACGACGGCGCATTTCCCAAACCATATGCTCAACATTAGATAATGCCCCGCATATTTCGGGCAGATCGTTCTGGTAGGCCAGATCATACAAGGCCACCAGATCAATATGGATTTTTCTTTTAACGTCGATCATCCGCCCATCTCCTGAAAAGTTTTAGGCGTTCTATCGTATTTGACTTCTTCATCAGCAAACATTTCAGTGAAGATACGCTTGTCTTTCAGTTCATCATAGGTGGCCTTGGTCACCTCGTAGTGACAACCAGCCCCATAAGCCATAGTGTCATTCCAGTACATACCTTCACGCAGACCATCAGAGTTATGCTCATCCAGCCCATACCAGTCTTTGGCAAGCTGTTCCATCAACTGATCAGCATCACCAGCAGTTGCGAACAGGATGGATTGCTCAACCTCAAACTCACCATATTTCTCGTCAATATTTCCAATATAATATTTCATCGTTCAAAACTCCCGTGTTAATTAACGATGCCCCTACATATAGGATTATCTGGGACATATCAAGTCTAAAATCACATCCCAGTTAAATTTGCCTTTTTGATGGTGTATTGGCTCGACGGATTGCAGCCCGTCCATTTTCAGATCGACGGCTGCGCTGGCCGGATACAAGAACAATTCCGGATCATCCATTGGTTTATTCTGCTTTTTGATCAATATCCATGTCGGGCTATGATGGTGACGGGATAACCATGCCACCTGCGACGGCTGCAAGGTCACGCCGTTGCTGGTCAAAAACTTTAATTCTACAAAATGAAAGGTGCCTTGCTCATCGCATATCAATAAATCAGGTATGCCCGCGCCTACAGAATTTTCAATCCGCGTCAGTAATAATTTCCGCTTCGACCGCTGCGTCGCTTCCTTCATTTGTTTGTAAAAGCCGCTCTCTCGCTTTACCGCGATTGCTGGCATTTTTCTTTTCTTTGGGAGTGATGTCGATTGTGATCGGGGCATAGCTTTGTTTAATTTCCTCTAACGCTTTCAAAACGTCATCTTTGCTCATGCTGTCTATCGACCCTGTTCTGATCTCAGACTTGCTGACATAGATGTCGCCTTGCGCTTGCCCCCGCCGGTACTCAGCTTGAACGGCGGCAGAATACGCCCCGTTTTCCAAAGCCACATCCCGAATAGATTGTAAATCCCGCAAATGCCTTTGATAGGTAACCCCGTATTTCTCGTCCAATTCGCGCCGGTAGGAATTGATAGCGGCAACAACATGAGGCGAGATATGCTGGTTGGTTAGCTCATACGCCCTGCTATGCGCCGACGTTGCAGAATAGCCAGCATTGATTGCCGCCTCTCGCAAAGTTATCTGCCCGTCCTTGCTCACAAGCTCTTTAACAAAAAGCTCTTGCTTACGGGTCAACGGCTGCTCAGTGCTGGCCGGTGGCCGTCCTCTAGTCTCACGGGGCTTTCCTGTTACCTTGCTTGCTGCTCTGCTACCCATCATCAATCCTCAGTTAAAAAGGTCACGTTCGTTAAACACCGTATCCTTTATATACGCCAGAAATATATTTTTCAAAAAAAATATTGCCACACCCCCATTAGGCGATTTCTTGTTTTAGTGTACCGTCTTGTAAATATAGACGGTACAAGTTTATGCTACAAAAATATCCTTATATATAAATACCTTATACTACTTTGTACCGGTGTACCGTCTGTACCGCCTATATTTTACAAAAAATATTTTTTTTTATTTCTGAGCTCTATATACTGTATCGCGTTACAAAAAAGAGGCCACCCGAAGGCAGCCCCTTTGAACCGTGATCCGCGATTACTCGACCTTTTGAGCTAACCCTTTGTAAGTAAACTCTTTTCCAAGAATGTCGAAGTGTCCTTCTTTAAGAACGATTTGAAATTCTTGGGTTGAGCTAAACATCTTTCGATGATAATTCAAAGAAGCTTGAGCCCGAATGTAACCTAAATCGAACGTTTCATCCGTTCCAAGGTCAAGTCGGGTGCCGTTACATTCTTGAATAAGGATAGAGCAGAATGACTGGCAGTCTCCCCAATCCTCATCCCCCTCCTCAAGCATCTTGCTTTGGACAGCCCAGACGGACGCGGCGTTAGTTGTATCTGACATAGATACCTCCCGTAGTAGTTAACGATTTCAAACAGCGTTTGGCCGACGGCCAAAAAACAGTCATCCCCGACTGTTCTTATACCCTAGCATACTATCCCATACTTGTCAAGTATAAAATTTTAGAAAGTTTTATTTATCTTTCAAGGTATCCCAAACGAGAAAGGCCAGCAGGGCTACCCCGCTGACCAGATAGGTCACGATAAATATATCGTCGTATCCTATGTCATTCATCCTTAACCTCTTTGGCTTCCCCATAAAGGATACACTCTGGGCAAGCGGTTTCAAAGAACTCACACTCTTCGCAGCCCTCGACGGGTAGGTACTCAGTCATCGCTCATCTCCTCAACATCAATGATAACGTCTTTAATGTGATCGTCCCAGATGTAATCTGATGAGGCTAATTCTTTTGCCTCATCCGCGCTGTTAGCTTCGATATCATCAATTAGATGATACACGATGACGTAGGCCTTAAACTTTCGCATTGTCTTCCCCTCTCGCCCGCAGATCATGCGCCCTGTCTTCCAGCAAATACGCGATTTCTTCCGCGTTGCTGTCGTCCAAGGTGCCATCCCTAAAACATTTAGCCCAATGCTCAAGACTGTCGATAAGGCCAGAAGACCCGTGAGCCGCGGTCTTTGTTGCTTTGCCTACGATATACGCAGCGTGGAGCTCGTTCTCAATAACTTTAAAGTCATCCAGATACATTGTGACGGCGG